CTCGTCGATAAACGTGCCGACACGGGTTGAAATCTCCTTGACGACGTTCTCCACCGCGGTCTTGATGTCGCTCCAGATGCCCAGCACCAAGTTCTTGATGGTATTCCATGCCGTGCTAAAGTCGCCGCGGAGTAAGGCGGAGATGGCATTGAGCGCCTCGACCATCTTGGGGTAGACGTAGTTAAAAATCGGGGTCATGGCCTCAGCAAAAATCTTGATGCCGTCGACGATAAGCCCGAAGGCGATGCGCAGGACATCGAGGGCAAGGATGACCGCATCGAGTGCGACGATGAACACGCCTTGCAGTACTGCGGCTACCTGCCCAAGCCAATTTTGCACCGCTGGATCACTAGCCAGCTCCATCGTGTCAGCAAATAGGCTGGTCAGCGTCTCCCACACTTTAGTGCCCAGCTCAATCAGCTTTTGTAGGACGGGCTGTGAGTCAATAAACGCCATGATGCTCTGCTTGATGCCGTCCAACGTCGCCACCACACCGCCATTGTCGCTGATGCCTTGAAAAAATTCGCCGATGCGCGCCGTTACGTCTTGGACGACGGGCAATATGTTTTCCGTGAAAATTACGCTCATCTCTTGCAGGAGCGGCACCAAGGCATCGCCGATGGCGCCCTTGGCGTCTTCAATCTTCTCCTGCATGACCACCATCTGGCCACTGAATGTCCCCGCCGCCGCCGCCGCACTGCCACCGAATTGTCGCTCGAGCTCGCCGAGGATGAGGCGCTGGGCTTCTGCCGTGTCGCCCGTCTCAACGAGCGATGCGACCATTGCCTTTTGCTCTTCAGTGAAGCTGACACCGACACGGGTCAATGCCGTGATGCCTTCCGCTGGATCATTGAGGGCTTTACCGACTTGCACCGCTGAGCTCTGCAGGTCTTGCCCCATCGCCTGACTGAGGTCGACAATGGCGGCCGTAGCGTCGGCGAACTCAAGGTCTTGGATATTGGTGAACGTCATCAGCACGTTTTGCGCACCGAGAATTTGGTCGTCAGTGAAGAGGCTTTGCCCCTCGACGGCAGAAAGATTGCGGGCAAGGTTTTCGAGTTCTTCGACGGTCACGCCGACGGCGCCGCTTGTCGACTTAAATACCGCTTCGGTCTGGGCGAGGGCATTTTGATAGTCGAGCGTGCCCTGCACTGCAGTTTGAAAAAAGTTGGCCACGCCGCCCAAGGCGTTTTTGCCCAGGTCAAGCGCTATCTCGCCGATGCCACGCAGTGCGCCGATGCCCACTTCTCTGAGTGAGTCAAAGCCACTGCCAGCCTCTTTGGCAGCCTTGCCGACCTTGTCGACACTGTCCTCCACTTTGCTGGCGACGGGGGTGACATCGTCCTCGCCTCTAAATCGTATGACTACGGTTTCGGCCATTATCTCTTACCCTTCGATTGACTCCGTGCCTTCTGAACCTGCGCCTCGACCTCCATGATGGTGAGGTGCTTTTTGATGCGATGCCACGGCGGAAGCTGGGACGGCGGACAGTGGTAGACATCGCGACACAGCACCAGCTCGAGGTACTCCAGCGGCATGGGACCCGATGTCCACAGATGCTCCAGCACCGCCGTCCTCAGTTTCCCGCGTCTTGCTCCGTGATCGCCTCGACAATGCGCCGTGCAAGCTTAACCGCATGCGTCGCCTTGATGCGCTTGACGGGGTTGCCGTCGATGTCGGTCACACAGCGGACCAGCACGGCGTTCATGCGGGCAAAGTCCGTGCTCTTTAGTGCTTCGCTCAGCTCGGCGATGTCGTCGAGGTAGATGTGGTCGGGGTTGACGGTGTACTCAGTAATGCTTGACATTGGGATGCTCCATCATGCGGGATGCAAAAGTGTTGGCTGGGCGGTACGGCATCCCAAGCGCACCGCCCTGCCCTACTATGCGCCTGGCGCTGTGCGAGTGATGCCACCACAGCGCACCGTGATGGCGGCCATGAGTGGCCCTGCACTATCAGCACTGCCAGCGGGATAGACGATGCTGGAAATCTTGCCACCGGTAATGCTCTCGTAGGTTTGCCCGCCGCTGACGGGGACCCACTTGAGCTGCACTGAACTGCCAGCTTCGTATGCGGCGGCGGCGGTTAGAAATGCTTCGCCTGCGGTCTCGGTGTAGATCACGTTGACAGTGATGTCGATGCTCTCGTTCTTGCCTACGAGGAAAAAGGCTGATGTGCCGTCGTAGGTGAAGCCCTCGCCGATCATCTTGCTGGCGGTGGGAGTGTCGACGCTCTGCGTTGATCCGCTGATGTCGACATATGACCCGTCAGCGACTTTGATGCTCACCGCAGTCGCTTGTCCGGTAATGGCGGCAGTGGTCTGTGCCATGCTGTGTCTCCTTACTGAATAATGTCTGCCACGGTGAGCGTTGCCACCACGGCGTCAAAGAACGTGCCCGACGCTGCTGGCCACTCCAGCACTTGGCTGCGCAGTGCCACATCAGTGACGGACCAATGAGAGTTTCCGTCGTACACCGACCGCACTGCCTCATGGTACGCCGCAAGATATCCCTCAATCGTCGGCGCAATATCCATGAGTCCAATGCCCAGCGATGCGGGGCGGATAAGCGCTACGTCTTGTATCGTCCACTCAGTGCGCATCACACTGCCCCCGCCGTAGGTCTGGCGTTGCGTGCGTGATGACTGCACCCCAATGGCGCTAATCACTCGGCACGGCGTGGTGGCGATGTCAATCACGTTCTTCAGCGTCGCTCCTCTCAGGACGGTGTAGCTGTACCCCGTGATGGTCATGGCCTGCAGTGCGTCCAAGATGCTGTCAAGGTTACTTGCCATGCTATGACCTCTTCACGTATGTACGGAGAAGCTTAGCGACATCTGCAGGCATTTCGCGATTAACCATGGTCGTGCCATCAGCGCTGACCATGATGTCGGCAGTGCCGATGCCGGTGCGGCGTCGATATACCTGCGCCGCCCAGAGCAATATGGCCATCTTGATATTGCCCGGCACCTCAGTACTGTACGCCCACTTGCCAGTGACAGATACCGACTGTTCAGGGCTTCCGCTGTACGTCCAGCGCACAGCGGCACCGGTCTTGATGCGGATGGCATAGGCAGGGCGCTCGGGCACCGCATTGGGCGGCAGAAGCACAACGTCAGACAGAGAGATCGCCACCCCGTTGCCGTTGGTGATGCTGGTCAGCTCACAGAGATCGTGACGCAGTAGGAGTGTCTGGTCATCGAGCAAGTCGCCGCCATCCCAGTCGTACAGCGGTGTGAACTTGTGCGTATGCGATGCGGCGGGGCCATGGCTTGACTCAGGCTCAAAGTGACGATGGCAGTAGGCATCAACGGCTTCGCTGACTCGAGTGCACAGCAGTGCGAGGATGGCATCGTCCTTGTCCACTGTGATGTCGAGCTCCGCCTTTAACTCCTCCGTCGTGATGTATGCCATGTCAAATCACCTTTCGGCGCTTGGGCTTTTCGGGCTCTGGCTCGTCCATGCGGACAGCGAAGCCCTGCTTGATGAGCTCCTCGCCAGCGTCGTCCGGCACATCGGCTACCTCGCCAGCACTGCCAGCGATGCGATGCCCTGCGAACTTTCCGGCGAAGTCATCGAGATACTGTACCTGCATAGTCTATCCTTTGCGAGGGCACTGTGCGCACAGTGCCCTCGTGATGCGTGAGCGGATTAGGCGTTGACGGCGACGGCGAAGGCCTCGTCCTGCGCAACGTCTGAACCGTAGCGAGCGGTGACGAAGAACACGGTCTCGTTGTAGTTGGCGCGGTTCGATTCATCGCGGACTACGCTGATGCCCTGATTCTCGACGAAGTAGAGATAGCGCCAGTTGCCGAAAACGATGGGCTTGTTAGTCGTGCCAAGGTCGGCCATGTCTGGCGACTCGAATACGGGGCGGCGCAGCAGTGACTCCATGGTCTCTTCCTGTCGTCCACCTGGGGTCTCAGCGTAGGCAAATTCGTTGGCGACGGTGAGTGAGCGGATAGCGCTGAGGGTGTCGGTGTTCATGGCCCAGCCGACTTCGCCGGGGCGGCGGTACTGCGGCTTGATGCTGTAGTACATGCCCTTGACCTCGCCCACGGTGATGGCCGATGCACCAGCGAGGTTGAACGCCGTGCCACGAGTAATCACGCCGTAGGGCTGTGAGGAACCGGTGCCGATGGTGAGGTACTTGTTGACGCTATCGATGTAGGCGCCGGCGATGATCTCGTTCATGAAGCCGAGCAAATCGAAGGCGGTGTCGGCGAGGAGGCGTTTGTTGACCCGCACCTGCATGGCCATGTCATAGATGGCGACCTGCCGTGCCGTCATGCCCGGGGTCTGGTCGGGGAACTCACTGCCAGGAGTGAGCGGCGCTAGCGTGACACGGGTGCTCTCGGAGCGCAGGTCGTACTTGTCCGTGCCGATAGTGCGACGGGTGATGGGGAACACGCCAAGCAGTGAATCTTGGTTGCGCTTAGCGATAATCTGTGTTTCCCACTCGGGCTCAAGCAGATATGAGCCAGGAGTGGTGGTGGGGAGCAATGCTTTTTGCCCGCTTGGCAACGTGCGCTCTTGCGGCTCCTCGAGCACAGCGGCTTTGTCGCCCTTGCGGTAGAACGCATCCCAAGCCTTGTAGCGCTCGGCACGCTTCTGGTCTTCACTGCGCACATGCACAGCTGGGGCACTCGCACTCTTGGCGGTGATGCCGCCCTCGGCGTGGTCGCCGATTTCCTTCTGTGCCCGTGCGTAGGCTTTCTCGGCGGCCTGCTCAGCGGCGGCGGCGATAATCTGGTCAATGTCTTGTGGCATATCATCCTCTGTGTGTATGTGGTCGGTCTCTGTATCGTCAGGCTCTGACACGGTGCCAGCATCGCTCGGCATGGTGCCCTCTGTGCTCGTGACTTCGGTGCTCTTGGCCGCCACCCCGATGGTGCGGGGCTCGGCTGGGGTCATGGTCAGGCTAATCTCGCCGACAATCCAGCGCTTGATTTCGCCATCACTCATGCGGGCATAGGTCTGCGGAAGGCTTCCCGTGCTGAGTCCCATGCGTCCCGTGCGGACGAGCTCGGCGATCATTTCGTAGTACTGATGACTGCGGTCAAGCTCGATCTCTACGTCAATGCCTTCGTCACCCGGCGTCCAAGACTTGACGACGCCAATTTGTGACTTGAGGCTGCGCCGAGCATGGTCGTAGTAGACCGGCATGCCCTCGAATGGCCGGGTTTCGCCAAAGTCGGTTTCCCGGGTAAAGTAGTCGTCTTCGAGGTCTGCACCGCCAAAGACGATGCCCTTACCTCGCACAAGCGCCGCTTCCCCGTCTTCAACAAACTTCACGGCGTAGCCGCTCGATTTTACCTTGTAATCCATCGGTAATCTCCCTCCTACTTCCATTATATGGGGGTCGTCAAATGCCTTCGTGTCTTCCGATTCGATGATGCGCCGAGCCCATGCCCAGCCCTCGTCACCTCCCCAGCCCATCCATGCCTGCCAGCCCGGCCCCTGCTCATCCCACGTCGCCCCCTGCTTGTCCACCTCATGGCGGGCAAAGTAGCTGGCCATGCGTCGGAGTGTGGCCACGCTCACCGGCTGACGATTGGCCAACTGCCGTGCTCGAGCAATGCCAACTGGGGTCATGCCCCGTTGGCTCGGCGGCTTCTCCGCTCGCACTTCGAGGGCTCTGCGGGCATTGTCGGCCACGGCTTGTGGCGGGATATGCGTATCGGTTTCGGCTTTGGTTGTCATGCAAGCCCTGCTTTCCGTATCGCATCCTGTGTGACCTGATCGAGTGTGCCGTCTCGTGCGATGTCGGCGGCTACCTGCATCGCCGTCGCCCAGCGGTCTCGGTGTATCTGTGCTTGCTGGTCACCGACGACATAGGGTGCATACGAAGCCGCATTGTAGAGAACTGCTTCGAGCCCCTCCTTGTCGACGCGGTAACCGCGGTTGAGCGACTGACTACCCCGAAGTCCGTTGCCTTGGCCACGCTCGTAAGGCACTTTGATTTTTTTCTGCGCTATCATCGCCATGACAAAGCGCCGTTGCTTTTCACTCTTCCATACCATTGAGCCACGCTTGGGCTTTGGCGGCGTTGCCTTCTGTAGTCTGCCCTGCACTTCCTTGGCGTAGGCGAGGCTGACCGATGTCACGACGTCGCCGATGGCTTTGGATAAATCGATGCCAAGTTTTGTCATCTCTACACTCATCATCGGCGCACCACCGTGAGTGCGGTACTGCATCGGCAGTTAGTATGCGCTGGTGGACCCTCGGGATACTCCATCACCCAGCCCTGCGGATACGTGGAGGTGACTTC